ACTCACCATGATCAGTGACTAGTGACAGTGGTTGACAGCTCATTCTTCTTCCTGTTGTACTTGATCTTGGGTTTCAATTTCAGCGTTTACCTCTGGTTCTTCTCCATCACCTACTTCAGGTAAAGGATCTCCTTCCTCAGGTTCACCACCAAATATACCAGCAGCAATTTGTGGAGTTATTTTCTCCACTTCATCAGCTGATTTTGCATACAGCATATCTTTCAAAGCATCAGATACTTCCGAAGAGGATGCATCCTTAGCAATCATATCTATTAATTCAGCAGAATCCATAATTTATAAAACGCTATGAGTTATTTATATCTTGGCTTTCTTGATATCTAGTTGTGGTGCGGAAGTCTTCTGCTTACCTTTAGATCCAGTAGTATCTGGTTTAGATGTAGGACTAGACTGAGCAGCACTTTGTGCTCCTATCTCAGCATCAATAGCACCTTGCATTAGTGCGTTCTGAGTTTCAATAGGTACACCATATCCTACTTCATTTTCCTCTGCCATCTCCTGTGCCATTTCTTCTATCTCCTCATCAGTCTGACGTAATACCTTACGCTTCACATAATCTCTTGAATAGTATGTGCCGATGTATGGTTCGATAGCAACCATAATATTGAGACGTTCAGTCATCAACTCATGATCTTTTAGTTCAGCAAAGTGATTGTCATAAAGGAAATCAAACTGAATATGTTCAGTCATCTTATCCCAATCTTCTGGAGTGACAATGTTCTTTAGAATCAACTGAGTTTTCAGCATGTCTAAGAACAATCCACTAAACCTCTTTCTCAAACGACCAACAAACTTACTAAACATAAGTTCGTCACGTAAGATCTCAGATGATCTACCGAGATTGAATCCACTATCAGTACCAGAAATTCTAGACTCAGGTACATTCAATGCTCTATATAACTTCCTTTGGAAATACTCAATGTCCTTGAGTTCTCCTAAGTTTTGTCCACCAGGTAATGTAGAGATTTCAGTTCCTCTACCACCTTCACGTCTAGGTAACCAGAAGTCCTCTAGCATAGACATAAACTTCTTATCATCCTTGATCTCACCAGTGTTAGCATCGTAAACTAACTTGTTACGATACCTCATCATGACATCACGGAGGTATTGTTCTGCCTTTACTTTAGGTAGATTACCAACGTCAATATAGAATATTCTTCTTTCAGGTGCTCTTGATAATCTGTATATAACAAGACTATCCTCAATCATACGTAACTGGTTTAGACCTTTGATTGCCTTATGTAAGTAAGACAGTGTGATCTTCTTGTTACGATCTACTAGTCCAGAGTGTACATGTGTGATTGCATCCTTAGCAATCTTTACACCTTTACCTGCTACAGATCCAAACTTCTGTGCCATACCTTGTGGGTAATAGGTATAGAACTCAGTTATCTTAGCATCTTTGTTTATAGTTGATTCACCAGCATACGGCATAACAGGTATACCTTCTGCACCTCTAGCACCCTTTTCATTCTTAGGTTGTATCCTCATCAACTTGAGTTTTAGAGAATCAATATATCTAATCTCCTTTATACCTTCGTCTGGTTTCTTGAGGTCAATAACTTTATGATAATATAATCGACCATCAACATACCAGTTTCTAAAAATTTCATGAGACTTCTTATCGAAGTCCATAATGTCTTTAATATACTTGAACTCATCCCTAACAATCTTCTTTAGATTGTCACTTACATTCAAATTATCTAAATCTATTTCTACAGGTGAATCGTTTTGATCAGAAACAATCGCTTCGTTTACAACATGTTCAATTGCGGTATCACACTCAGGGTGTAATGCCATATCACGGTATCTCTTAACAACGTCGAACTCGGTACGAAAGACACCTTCGATGTCAATGTACTGTCCGTAAAATCCAGAAGATAGAAAGTAATCAGCCCCGTCCTCATTATTCTGAGGAACTGGACTGATTATACCTTTCGACTTCTTAGACTCATCTTCAATAGAGAAACCAAAAAGTTTGGCCATAATTTATTTACCTTTACGTCTTATTTATTAGACCACAGAACCAGTGTTTGAAGCGTTATATGCTTCCCACCACTGGACTTGGAGGGTAACTTGGAACTCTTCTACAGTATCTTGTGTATCGTAATTTAGATCGATAGCACTTACTGAAGATGGCCAACATCCCTTCATATTATACCTTCTCAGGATTGGTAGGGTAGCACCATTCTGTTGTCCAGTACTGTTTAGATCTGTTTGAGCACGACCTAACTGGTTGACTCTCCAATCTGCAAAGTAATCTGAAGGATTGATTGTACCAGATCCATCAGAGACTTTGATAATATAGTTAGCCCAACGCTCGAATGCTTCTCTTAGTTTGAAGTCACCATCATTCAAAATTGTAATTGTCCATGGATCGAATCTACGATCACCAGCAACCTTGAGTTGTCTTCCTCTGAAAGGTACTACAACTTCTGCAATGTTTGATGCAGGTAACTGAGCACCTTTGATCATCATGCGATGAGTTGTATTCTCGATCTCATCATCGAAAATACCAACACCTGAAGGGAAGTCCATCTCAACCTCAAATAGGTTGGGACGAGCACCACCACTTACAAGTCTTGCTTTGAAAGAGTCAATAGACCTTTCATTATTTGGAACCGAAAAAATGTTTCTATCTAAAGCCATAATTGTGGGGGTCTCCTATTACACAGTGCCTACAACTTCACTGAAGGAAACTCCAGTTCTAGTTGCGACGAATGTTAGTCCGATAAAGTTAATCGACCTAGCAGGTTTGACATAAATGTCGGCAAGGAATTCATTACGATCAATAACATCAGGTGTGTTATTAGTCTCATCACAAACAAGTAGGAAGTCCTGTATTCCTCGTTTTGCTTGAACATCCCTTAGGAATGGTTCAACTATATTGATGAAATTGGAACGAGTTCCAGAATCATTGAGTTCAAAGAGTACTGACTTAGCAGCGTTCTCAATTGCCTTCTCGATTGTGATGAATAGTCTTCTTACGTTGATTCTGTCAAATGCAGACTCATATGCAAGACCTGTCTTATCACCGAATAGGATAATGCCGTCGCCAGGTTTAGATGTAATTGGGTTGACTCTATTTGAATAGAGTTGATCCCTTGCATCTTGTCCAGGATTGAATGCTAGTTTGATAGCGAAATTCAATCCACCTCTTTGTGTACCAGCAGGTGAGAACCATGGGAAATGATCCCTATCTGTTCTTACCATACATCCTGCAATGTCTGCAGAAGCTGGCATCCAAACAAACTTCTTATTAAACCTATCGTATACGTACTGGTAACCAGCATCGAATACAACATAAGATGAAGAAGTTAGAGGTCCGAAGAATGAAAGGGTATTTGTTAGTTGATCAGCAGCACTTGCTACGTTGACCAATGAACCTCTGTTTGGAGAAATAACAGCAACCGTATCTTTTCTACCCTCTGCAAGTTGAATAAGTTTATTTGCCTTTGCTTGCTCCTCTTCTTTAGTAAGTGAAGCACCACCTTGTAGTAGGAATCTAATGTCACTATCTACAGGATCAGCAAATTTGTCGTAAGAATTTAGGATATCTCCTAGTGGAGCATCGTAAACACCTACACCTGTGTAATCTAGTCCACCAGTAAGATCGTACTTGACGTTACCGATAGAACTGAACTTGATGTTCTTAGCTTCTTGCCCCCATGCACCAGCGTTAGTTGAAACAGCAGTAACACCAGAAGAGAATCCAGATGCTTTAGAACTTGTACTCCAATGAGAATCAGTTCCTGCAGTAAGTGAATGACCAGCAAAGATATAATCTGAGTTATCAGCAATGTAATCTTTCCAGTAAATCTTAGCATTACCAGATGTTGTAGCATCAGATGCTTTAGATAAATTAGGGAACTTCTCTAAAACTGAACCAACATCACCTGTTACACCACCACCTGCGTCAACAATAACTACATGGATAGCATCGTTTGCTCCATCTCTCTTACTTACGTAGTTATTTGTCTTTGGCTTATTCAGTACTGCTCTCCAAGAAAGAGTAGTGAAATCTGTTCCACCATCAGCAACACTCGTTAGAATGTTTTGTTGATTGTACCAATCTGCTGAAGTTAGAGTAGAACCCATACAAGTAACTGATCCACCATTAGAAATAATCTTCAGTGGTGTTCCTGTCTTGAATTCATACTGTGAATTCTGTTGATAGTCTACTAAAGTTTCTGTACCATCAGCAGCAACCTTACTTGTTACTCTTACATCGATGGTAGTGTTGCCAGTACCTTTTTTAGTAACAATACCTTTGAGATAACCAGTAGCAGCAGCAGTTGTACCAACACCAACAGAAACTCCTGTCAATGCTTGAGTTACAGCGTATCCAACAGTGACGTTAGATGCTATTGTACCAACCTCGAAAGTAGGAGTAAGAGTCTGGTCTGCAACGTTGTCAATAACAGCAACTTTGATATTCTCTGCCCAGAATCCAGGGTTCTTAGAAGCAAAGTACCAAGTCGTATCATCTGCTTGATTGTTTACGTAATCATCATACCCTTCAAGAAGAAGAGTTGTACTTGCCGCACCAACTGCAGCGTTAGCGGTATTCAGATCACCACCAACACAACGAACAACATCCAACTTACCACCATATGATAAGAAGTTAGATGCAGAGTACCATGCTTCATAATGGTAGTCAGTTGTTCCAGCACCAGGTGTACCGAAGGTATCTATTAATTCTTTTTCGTTGTTTATCCTTGTAATCTCATTACAGGGTCCTTTAGAGAAAGGAGCCGCAATTCCACCCACAACGTTGAGAGTAAAATCTACTGCTCCACGAGTGAGATCGACCTCTCTAATCGATATACCTGGAGATGCTAATCGAAGTGCCATTCTGATATCCTATTAGGGTCCTACTTTTAGACTGAAATTATTTATGATTTCGAAGGTCTATACGTTATACTCCCACATAAAGGATCTATCTCCATACTCATCTGCCTTCTTCCAGTTCTCAGTATCACCTTCAAGTTCTAAATCATCTTCTAAACCATCCATGACAAATCCAAATGGAGCCATGTCTTGTTCTATAGCATTCTTTTGCTCTTCATATATACGTTTCCGAACATCTTGATCAGTCATCTCTTTGAAATAATCTTGTGCTACTAACCAAGAGAATATAACCAAACACATAGCAAGGTCATCATTACAACCTTCCTCTGCCTCAAACGATTGCTTCTTCTGTATGAACGTAGTAAGTTCACTTATTATATTGTAATCCATGAAGACGAGTTTATCTTCTTCAACCAAAGTCTTTAGGTTTGAACACCCTACCTTCTTAGTAGTAGTACTCATCTTTACACCTAGTTGAGTCTTCACACCAGAGAATCCAGAACCAACTATCTGTCCTGCTCTACCT